AGTCTGTCACCAGGAATGCCAGCCCCTCACCCTTGGGCGTCATCACCCACATCTCTGGATTTAGCTGGAGCATCTTAAAACCTTTTAAAGTCTGCAATCGGAATCTGCACCACAGGCTCATTGTCTCTTGGATTACCAGAATTGCGAGACATGTAGGATATCGGAAGCTTGCTATCCTCCTTGATCTCGTAGAACCCAATTGCGTCCGCCCACTCGACAACATAGAACGTAGGAGCAAAAGCAGCGTATGCCTTTAGTGATATATACTTTTGGAGCGATAGGCACAGCGTAGAGTACTTGTTAATATCATTGCTTCGCTTCCTGGCATCTGCAAACGCGCATTTGTCACCGCGCACAATCATGGCGTCGAACGTGTATGCCTTGGGCATGAACCTTGGCTCACCACCACAATGCTTGGCGAATGCTTCAACAATTCGCTTCTCGTTTGCAATGTCCTGCTCGCTTTCGTGAAACCCGACTGGCTTTCTGTTTGGAGTAAGCATCAGTCCTTACCCCATAACAATGTGAGCAATCCAAGACAGATTGATATCACACCAATAACTGCAAATGCTTGGTCGGTTGTCATCTCCATGCTGGTCCAGTCAACCAGGCCACAAGCACCCAACGCGTGCCCCATATCGGAGCCCTGGCGCGATGTTCGATATAAGATGGGAACCAGCATCCTGCGCCATGCTCGCGCATAAACTGCTTGTTCTCGATATCCGCCTTAATCTGCAATCCTCCGCCAAGGTACTCGCTAGGATCGGATAGGTTTACAACCGCAGTAAGTTTGCGGTCGCTTCCAGTAAACGTGTCGAAGTGCCACCAGAACTGCTGAAGTGGCGAGTACTTTAAGATCTGCAACTGCTGGATTCCAGGAACGTCGAACTTCCAATTCTCTTCGTTGATCGCTTTGGTCAGCTCAAGCATGATTCCATAAAGCCACTTGTAATGAGGCGAGAAAGGTATCCAGCACGACGAGCATGTCCTGGCAAACGATATGCTGTGTCCTCCGCCCTTCTTCATCACAGTCGCGCGCTTCATGCCAATGACCTCCGCATCCTGGCGGATCATGGCGCATTGCGTTGGAGTCAGCACATACCGCTCGACGGCAGCAGTCAAAACCTTCTGGGCATACTTCTTTTCGCTCATTTGGTTATCTCGTCCTTTATGAAGTTGAACATTCTGTATGCCATATAGAATCCAACAAATGCGATCGTGATGATGATGAATATGCAAACACCAATACAGCAAATCGCAAATATGATTCCCATGATATCGTTAAGCATTTGTCATCTCCTTCATCCTTCGAAGCAGGCTCCTGTTGTCGATGTGGATACCAGCAGCCCTGCACCAAAACCAAACGACTCCGTTCTTAAAGTCCTTCACAAGCTTTCTGACCTGCTGGATGTTTCGATATTCCTGGCAGTCGTTTAGGCTTATGTCGTCTTTGTAGAAGTCTTGCTTGATCGTAAGACCATCAAGAACACCACGGCGCTGGAGCATGCGGACGTCGTCAATTGCCTGCTTGGCAACCTCACCAGCGAGCTGACATAACCTGTCGTCGTAATCGCCTTTTACAAAATGACTGGTCCTCATCTACGCCTCCGAGACTTGGTCTTCTTGCTTTCGCACCATTTTGCGTACTCATTCCAAAGGAATGCAGCATCCTGCGCCTCCTCCTTTGTGTCGAATATGTCTGTAAGCGGAGGCAGGCCATTCGCTGGCACAGCGCCCCATAGGCGTGGTCCAATCACGTTCCCAGCCATTGTGTGGATGCGCCACTTGCCAGCTTCCTTTACAACCTTCACAGGAGTCATCGTCCAAGCTCCTTGAGTTTCGCATCGTCCGCTTTTACAACTTCAATCAACTTGTCCATGTCGAATGACTGGCCAGCATAGTGTAGGCAGAACGCATCCTTGTACTTATCCAGGCCAAAGTGCGATTCGACGCTGCTCATGCAATTGTAAGCTGGATCGAGCGGAGTCAGCTCCATCCCCCACAAATGCGCCTGGATGTTCATCCAGGTCTGCTCGCCAAAATGGTTTGGATAGCAACCAAACGGAGGGCATGAGAACAGTCCGAGGAACTTATTGCTCACGACGAACACGCCTGTGTTTACGTAGAACCTGGGCGTAATCTTTCCGCCAAATCCTTTGGCCAGATCGACCATACCTTGCTTCCTGTCAAGGAACTCTCCTTCATCAAGAGCGCAAAAGAAATGCTGACTGCCATCCATGTCTGGACCGCCAATGTCTTCGCAGTCTTCCGTCACCAACACGTCGGCGTCAAAGAAAGTCACCTGCTCGTATCCGCGCGCAAGCATAATGTTCCCGATCGCCAGCTTGGAGTACTGGACTGGTTCGGTGACTGGTTTTGTGATCGAAAGAAAATCAATCGCGTACCGTTTTGCGTACGCTTCCATCCTTGGCTGCGTGATCTTGAGCAGCTCATGCCATTTATCTCCGAATGCCTGCGTTACCACGGCGCGCTTCATTTCTTCTTCCTCCTTGTTTTACGTTGTTTTACTTCCTTCCATACATTAAAGTCTTTATCAAAATCAACTGAAAGGAGCATGAGTTTCTGGTATAGTTTCCCGCCAAAACCAAAAGGCAGAAGCGTGATGCTTACCAGGTCTCCAAGAAAATAAAACAATCTTGACAGCGTTGTCATTTCTTCTTCACCTCGGAAAGATCGCACCATGCATCCAGCGGTAGCGCATCACCGCAAAACGCAATCTGCACTTCTGTTTTTGCTTTTGGGTCCATGGCGAAGAGCGCTGTTCCACCATCCACTTTTTCAATTCTTGTTGCTTTCATTTCGTAATCTCTACAGTCGCATATTTTGGCAGTCGAGCCTTTTCGTAATCTTTTTCAGATTTAAAAAACAAATCCAATACTGGTAATTTGCTTGACCCGCTGGCCTTTCTCTGAATGACAGCTGTGCCAGTATCCACGACGACCCACTCCTGCGAGTACCCAACAATCTTGACCTTGCTCCAAGCTGGGATGACCTTGTGATCCGTTGCACAATGCCGTCCAGGTCTAAGACGCACACCTTCGCTGGATTGCATCCTGCTGGTGTAGTGATCTTCGCCTGGCCAGTAGCCAGTCACGCGGACCTTGATCTTCTTCTTTGGTGGCTCCATTTCCACCATCACATTTGCAGTCATCACCGACGTTGTTGTGATCAACAACAGCGCCAAAACTGTCTTAAACATAATTATCGGTCGCGCTTGTCGTAATCTTCCCAAGTATACTTCCAACACGCCTCGACAGCTTCATCTCTGGTATTGTAGGTGTCGTAGTGAGACCAGTCGTCCTGGTTTCCGTAACCAGCATTGTCAATATAGACAGCCCACTCTGGCTTTCCATCCTCATCTAGTTCTTTTTTAATCCATCTCATAGTCTTGGTATCTCCTTTTTGATTTGTGCTAATACGAACAAGGATCTTACCAGCGCACGCTCAAGGTGGTCAACACTTGTTTCGCCATTATTATCTGGACAAGGCGTGGATTTGTGGAGCTGCATCTGCGCTGTGGCTAGATGGCGGATTGCGCGCGCAATGTGGTAATCGTGGGTAGGCCGATCCTTCTCCAGCCAATCTCCATAGGCAGACTTATCCGATCCTTTACCCATCACGCGCCACACAATCTCCTGTGCAGCATTGCCCATCTCTTGAATGGTTGGTGCAGTCATAACTTCATCCCTGGAGGTGTGTATCCCTTGACCCATGCCCAGACACGCAACAGCGCATTAAACGCTATTCCAGCCTGGTATAATTCGTCCTCATCCCATACCCTGGTCATCAACTTGGTTGGATCATTCGACGCCAGCACAATTGAAACACACGCTGCTTTCGGATTTTCGCTTGCAATTCTGTAGGCCCAGAGCTGTGGACAGTCAGAGGTTTCATAAAATGGAGAGTACTTTGGATTAACCTTGCGATTCTTCAGATCGATGATTGCGTCACCGATTCCTTTTAGCTTCACATACGCATCGCATCGACCAGCATACCCAGCTCCAACCAGCGCCTTTTCACACCAGTAGGTTTTCTCTACGTTTTCTTTGGCCCACTTCTTGAATGTTTCGATGTATGGCTGGAGCGCTTCATCCTGCGAGTGAGGTCGTCCCAATAGCACATGCTCCATCTGCTCATGCATGATGCTTCCGTGTTCGGCAGCCTTACTTGTGGATTCTTTGGAATCGCGGACGACACGCTTTGCGTAATCTTCGAGTTTTTCATCCTTTTCCTTTGGCAAAGTAAGGCAGGCCATGATTGCCTGCTCGATCTTCCATGCAGTTAATTGTGGTTTGTCTAAAATCGACAGGATCGAAGTGACGCTAGGGTAAAGAAGCATCCTCCTGGCGTCGGCAACTGTGGTATTCCGAAAGTTTCCATTCTTTCCCATGACAGTATGGGCGGATTGCCCATCTTCGGTATACCAATGACCGCTAGACTCGGTTTGAACAAGTCTAGCTGTCGAAGGCTCCTTACTTGTGATAGTAAGTGCCATACAATTTAGAACGGTACTGCTTCGCCGTCACCATTCGTGTCACCAGACTTTGCTGGAGTTCCACCAAGATTGGCGAATTCCTTGCTGGCGCGGACCTTGTCCTGCAGCCACTCTGGCAGAGCAGCGAATACATCATTCTGGCCATTCTCGATCTCGTAGAACACCTGCGAATTCACAGTCTCCGCAGGCGCTTTCATGTTCTTGGGTAGTTTGCTGATGGCATTGATCGCGCAGTACTGACGACCCTGCTGGGACGTCTTGTGCATCAGAGTCAAGAACGCTGCTTTACCAAGCAGATTCTTTAGGCTGAACGATGCCAGTTCCTTCGAAGTGAAGGCAGCACCGCGCCAGGACTCAAGATGTTTGCGCAACGTGGCGCGCTCACCAAGCGAGCGGGTCACTTCAAGGCTAACCATCATCGGCTTGCTGACCTTTGTGGTTTTGCCGTTCTCGACAACCTCGCCTTCGATGACCTGGTCGGGCAATTCAAATGTGAGTCGCACTTTGGGCGACCATTTCTCCTCGCCGTCCCAATTCGTCTTCTGGTGACCCAGGTCAACCAGACTGACCAGCACGCCCATGGTGGGACCTGCTTCTGGGAGTTGCCGTTCTGTTGCTTTTGCCGATTCACTTAATGTTAGGCTCATTTATTTTCGTACCTTTCTTGGTTTTGGGTTTAGTTTCGGGTTGAAGTTGTACAAGCACGCTGAACAATCGTTCAGATGTTGGGGTTAAAAGTGGGTGTATCAGACTGCTGGACGTAATAGCCCTGCGCGACTGTTGTATGTGTGGGTTGATTTTTGACATACTCGATACTGACATTGGCTGACGCCACCTGTCTAGCTAATTCGCACACGCTATCCGCCGTGAGTATGACCAACCACTCCTTGCGCCCATTGCGCCGAAAGAATACCGCTGGGATTTTGCCAGCAGGACAGTCGCGCTTGGCCTGCTCCATCCATTCCTCTGGCTTGAGCGCTTGGCATCGCTTGCCCTCAATGTGGAATGGGAAGTTCTCGCACACCACGTCGCCAGATCCGCCTTCTGGATTTCCTGCGTATTGCTGTGTGCGCCTCGCCTTCTGCCAGCCCTGCTCTCGAAGATAGTTGGCAAGCTCCCGCTCGCCTGCTGCACCTTTTGCCCTACTGTTTATTTTTCCCATATTACCTCCATGGTTATGTCTGTTTCAAAACCTCCTGTTAATGTCAAAACAGGATTCTGATCCCTGCACCGATCAATAAATTCGTTGATCGCGCGGTTGGTTATCGTGAAGGTATTGTTGGGAGTCTCGCAACAAGCAGCTCCGCACACTAGATTGAGAAGTACGTTCTGTTGCCTTTGGTGAAGCTTTCCGATCCTAATCTTAATGTCCCCTGGCAACATCCACCCATTTCTAGGGATTGTTGCTTATTGGGTCAATAACAAAATATTGTAATCAATGCCTTGTATTAGGAATGTTAATATCACCGCAAAACTGCTGGATTAGGCCAAATGGGGTAAGGCTATTCTTGACGTCTGGATTCGCATTGAGCCATCTTACTGCTTCCTCATAGGATTCGCAGTCTTTCAGCGCTTCTTCCATGATGTCCCAAGCTTCCTGGTGCGTCATAGGTTTTGGAATACCCGCCATCCCTGGCCCTTGGATGGGCATAGCTTGGTCGTAAGCGACCTGCATTTCGATACTGGTAAAAGCCAGAATAGATCGTCTGTCATGCCCCAGCAGGCAACATAGTCAACCCCTCGAATCGGCCTTTTGGGGATGTTAAAACCATTACCAATCGATGTCGTAAATCGATACTTTGTCCTGCCCTTCTCAATCCCCTGCGCGGTCTTGACCTGTATGCTGAAATACTTGCCATTCTTTTCTGCCACCAAATCGTAACCAGCAAAATCCTCATAAGGCACAAGCACGTTGTACCCACAGCGGAGCAGGGCGCCTGTTACGCGAGCCACTCCAATTGCGCCTATTTGGCGTGATGATAATTTCATTGTTGACTCCAAGGTTTTAGTAATACAGACTTATTCACATGAAAACAACCACAATATTGATCTTAACTTTCGTAGCCTCTTTTACATCTTTCGCGGAGGAATTTGTCACAGAGGAATTTCTTGGCGCGGTCTATCGCGGAAACAGCACCTATATCGTTGATCAAACGACTGCCAGCAGCGCTGGCGGTGCGATTGTGCGATGCCGTGACACATACCTTACACCGCGCGGAGCTTACGTTCAGATCCGCGACACATTCCTTAAGCCTGGTGGCGGAGCTGTTGTCGATTGCAGGGGTAGCTACGTTGGAACCGCGAACGCTACCGCGCGAGTTGGAACAGGCGCGAACAACCTTGCGTTTGTTGGATCGGACGGAGCCAGCTTTGGTGCAGGCGAGACGGTCCTTCGTCCTCTTCTTATTGAGCATTAAGCCACGCCAAAGACTGCTTGGCGGTTCCTTATTCTATTCTCAAGTCCGCGAATAAACTTCTTTCGGCTTGAGTCGTTGTAGGCAAGGTCATACTCGTAATCCAACTGCGCTTGGCTTATTGCCTGCATCAATGCGCGAGGATGCACGCTATCGATTGCCTTGAGCGTCTTGGGGCCAATCTTGCCGTCCACGTCAACCTTGACGCCCAGCGCGTTCAGCCCTTTCTGGATAAACCTTGTTGCACCGCCCATGCCTCGATTGAACGCGAGATCTTGTGTGAATGCTTGGATATCTTTAGGCAATTGGGATACGAGTGGACTTGTATATTCTCGGATGTAGCGCGCTGCCTCTTCCGCTCTTTCTTTCGCTGGCAACGCCGAGATTCTTTCAAATTCTTTCGGGTGGTACTTGTCATTGATTCCAGCTATCTCGTAGCTTCCACCACCATCTCCGTCTGGCAACTTGTAAATCGATAAATTACCGTCCTGGTCGAACCTTCCCTCAAACTTCACCGTTTCCATCGCTGCATCCAACAGCGGATCTCTTTCAGCGCCGATCATAGGCCCTGGGATTATTTCTTGATGATTTCCTGCTCGATTGCGTGATCACGCACGGCGTCGTGTAATTCCTTAATGTCATCGTCACCAGTCTTTTCGTAGACCTTCATTAACGTGGCAAGCGCAGCGGATGTGCCAGAGATCGGTGTGTTCTTGTTCGTGGCAAGCCAATGAACGAATTCTGGGTTTGTATACAGCTTCGCAGCTTGGTTTGCTCCGATTAGAGTTGAGATAATTCCAGATAAAAATCCAAATTTACCAGCAAACAAAGACCCAAAACCACTTGTGATTGTTGCTGGAGTTACAACGGCACCAGCCGTTCCAGATGGATTGGCAAGGATAGCATTGCTTTCGCGAATCTTATTTGCAACCTGCGCCACGGTTTCAAGGTCATTCTCAAATTGCTTCCCAAATCCACCGACCAGGATCTTCTTGGCCTCTGGATCAAGAGTCGCGTAATTTTGCAGGAACTTTGCCGTGCTGAAAACGTCTCCAGTAGGGTCTTGCATCCCAGGAACAGCGCGACCCATTCTGGCTATAAATGCTGATGAAACTGCTTTTTTTGCGTCTGGAGGAACAACATCGAAAACTTCCTTTAACCTGGTGGGACCATTACGCGCACCGCTGACAATGGCCTGGTAAACATCCTCTGGATTCTTATCCATAATCAAGCTTTGGACATTATCCATTATATCGTAGAATTTTGCAGTAAACGCATTTGCATCTTTAAATCTTTTTAATGCCTCTGCCCCCTGTTTTGCTGCTGCAAGTTCCATGTCTCTTGTGATTGCAGAATAAAATCTTTTGTACTGTGTTTTTGTTACATCTGGCGTTAGGTCAACCGTGGCGAGCTTCTCTCCAACTGAAGTCCTTAAATCCTTAAGAACATTGTATGGAATCTTCCCCTGCGGATTCATCTGCCGTGTTTCGTATATTCCATTTAAAATTGCTGACAGCTTCGTGTTCGCAAATTCCTTCTGAAGCGATGGAGCTGCGTTCGATATTCTGTTCACCATTTCATTCAATACTTTTTCAGTATTGTCCGAATCGACTGGCATGCGCTCTGGCATATATGCATCGAATGCGCTGTAAAGGTTCTTCTGTGCCTGCCTTGCGCGAGGAACGAATACTTCAGTAAATCCCTTCTGAACAGCGCGACCAGCTTCGACTGGTTCGGTCACATTTGAGATCTGCTTGCGAAGCTCTTCAACTTTCCTTCCTACTTCAGCCTGTTGTGCCAGACCTTTCTCGCGCATTGTTGCAAGTCCGCTAGGGAATCTTCCTGTGGTCGTTTCAAGTGCCTGCATTAATGGACGCTCAACTGCCTGCGCGAGAGTAGGAGTTGTTCCAGCCTTTTCATAAAGCGCAATATTTTTAGCAAGCTCTTCTTGACTCCTAAATCCCCTCAATGCATTTAACGCGAGGTTTTTTGAAAATTCAGTTATTCCACCAATACCAGATGCAAGGGCTGCTGGTTTTGCAAGTCCAAGGCTTCTGGCAGTAGACATAACCTGCCCCATGCGAGCAATAGAAGGAGTAGCCAAACTGCCAGCGAGTCCTATCAGAGACTGCTCAAGTTCATCCTTACTACCCATCTCTTTCGCAGTCGCCGCGAGACCAGATCCGACAGCGCTAGCAGCAGCCTGGACACCAGGTGAGGCAGCAATAAATTCACCAACCTTGGCGACTTTAGGAAGATTCTGCATGCCAGCCATTAGCTGTCCGCCTGCAATCAGAGGTGCCATTTCTGCCGTAGTCCCAACAACCTTGGATTGGATTCTTTCGAAAGGAG